CTTCCCGTTGTTCAACAGATCGTAGATGTCGTCCACAAGGGTATCAATTGTCTTTTCGTTCATGTTCGTATTCCACCTTCAGGATGTCTTTGTGGCTCTTCTGCTTGTTGTTACGCAAATCCGATATGCGCCTATGGTTGTAGTTGTTCTCGGCGCACCAGTCCCTCATGGTCTTGTCCAAGACAACTTCCAGGCTTTTATCCTTGCGCGTAACGTAAAACGCTCCGCGATAAGCGGGGTTGTTTGTCCCGCTCATGCGTTCTTTCAGACTGTCGGTAAGGTAGCTACGAACTGGTCGATAAAAGCGAACACCGCCCACGTTGGCGTTGTAGTAGGCGTCGCTTTCCAGAACACCCAGCTCCATCTGTAACTTCATCTCGTTGTAGTACAGATTTCGCTTGTTGTCGCAGAGCATCAGGATTTCAAACTTGAAATTATCTGAACCCAGTTGCTTGATCTCCGGGTTCAGATAGTTGCTGCTGCTGGTATAGTACCGCCACTCGCTGGCTTTTATGCGTCGCCCCTTGGAGTATTTCCAGAGGTGCTTGCAGCCTATGTAGGCCTTGCCAGTGTCCAAGCGGGTGATCCGGTAGACGAAACCCAAGTGCTTGTCAGGGTCGAACTCGCCTACCAGATCAATGTTCCAGTGTCCGTAACTTTCTGGATCAGCCCGCACGGCTTAGAACGGCACGTCGTCGAGCAGTTCTACCTCGGGTGCAGAGGAGTCCTGACCGAAACTGTCGCTGTTGGAAGACATGTACGGAATCGGCTTGGTGATCTTAACAGCAGCGATAAAGGTGGTGACACCAGTGCCAAACTTGTTGTTATACGGACGCTGCGTCAGCTTGACAACACCCAGAGAGCCATTGGCCAGAGAGGTCGGACCCTCGTACTGACCACCGTCAGCGCCAAACAGCTTGGGCTGATAGTTGCTCTTAAGCTGGACATACGGCAGACCGTTAAACTTGTCTGCGTCCTGCTTCACCTTCAAGCCAAGGTTCTTGGCGTTACGTACCTGATCACCTTCAAGCGTGACAGCCACGCTCCAGCGATCAAACTTGTCCTTGGTGTCAAACAGGAAAGCATAGTGCAGAGCGCCTTCGAGATATGTAGACATCAGTGTATCTCACTCCAGTTGGTTCCAACGTGTACATCACAGTCTAGCGGACAACGCATGTCATAGAGCTTGTTGACGTGTGACATAGATATTCTAACACACTCACTGGTCAAGTCAACATATTCTTCTGTGGACTCTATGACCATCTCGTCGTGAACCATGGCGACAATGCCAGCATTGGCTCGCTTGCGCTTCAGGTTCATACCTGTCTGCATAAACCACTGTTTCATCAGCACAGCAGACGATCCTTGTATAAGGGTGTTCACACTAGCATGCTCGTGACGCACGCGCAACACCCTTCCGTCGATAGCGGTAAGTGTTCCAGCATTAGCTCCTTTTCTGTTAACAGCTTCTCGGAATCGTTTGAACGACGGCATGTTGGACAAGAAGCGTTCGCGCAGTTCCATGCCGTCTCTGGCGGTGCCGTTTACAATCAATCCGATCTTGGCGTCGCCTGCTCCGTACAGCAGAGCGTAGATAAACGTCTTGGCTTGGTCTCTGGTGTCCAGACCGGCCATGCGTTGATTGGCCGTGTGGATGTCGCCGTTTAGTATTTCGTTTGTAAACGAGCGGTCGCTCAGATAGTGCGCCAGAACGCGAAGCTCCAGACCGGCAGCGTCTGTATCTATCAGAAAATTCCCAGGCGTTGCTCTCCACAGCGAACGGCACTCTGAGCCAAACGGCTTACGCACAGACGGTACCTGCTGCAAGTTAGGGTTTGAGCAGGACATCCGATTGGTGACAGCGCCCAAGGTCTGATACGTACAGCGAACCCTGTTGTCGTCTTGGCACGCCTTGATCCATGACTTGATCATGGCTGAACGCTTTTGCAGGGTAAAGTACCTAGAGAGCAGTTGTGCTTCTTCCAAGGGTATGCTTTCCAGAACGGTCTCGTTGACTTTAGGCTGACCGGTCTCGGTAAACTCTCTAGGTTCCCAGCCTTTGAGCATAAGCCGCTCGCCGATTTGCTTACGGCTTGCCGGGTTAAACGGCACCAGTTTGGTCTTGGTCTTTAGCTCGACAACAGTAGGCTCAAACACCTGTTGCATTTTTGCAACTATCTGTTGCTCCTCTGCAACTATGCGGTCGTACAGTTCCTCGCCCTGTTCAGCGTCAAAGTAAAAACCGTTGTCCTGAACGTGACAGGCGAGGCGCTGCATCATGTGCTCGTCGTCAACCGATTGCTGCGAGAACTCTATGGTCTCTACTAGCAATCGTTCAAACACCTTTTCGCAAACCAGTACGTCGCGCTTGCAATACGACAACATGTCGTCGTTGTACTCGTCCCACGTACCAGTGTAGTCGTCTTTCTTGAAACCCAGCGACTCGCCCCACGCTCGCAGGCTATGCCCACCTTTCCTGTCTGGTACAGAGAGGCGCGACAGAACCAAGGTGTCCACCTGTTTGGGCAGCGGAACCTTCACGTTCCACAGCCGCTCTAAAACCTGGAAATCATACGAGATACCGTTGTGAGCAACGATGCTCTCAAAGCGGTCTAGGTACTTCTGAACACCCGTGGGCTCGTTGAACACACGCATATGGTTCATGCGTCGATCCAGAGTGACCAAGCAGTGTATCTTGCTAGGCCGTAGACCGTCTGCTTCTAGGTCAAGTATCAGAGTGCTCACTGTCTCTCAAGGCCTTCCAGCTATAGGGGAACAGGCGATTGCAATGGTAGTCTATCTCTACTGCTACGCTACGGGTTTCTTGCTGCGTATCCGGCTTCAGGCGCAGTGAGCAGATACGGGCAAAAGCAAAGAGCGATCCGCTCCAGACCCACTGAGTCATCATGCCCTGCGGTAGCACAGCGCGAGCCTGCTCAGGACACACGCCCATCTGGATCAAGCTAGCATACGCATCCACCGCGTGTCTACAGGCGTCTGTATAGGTGAACGCGGCGATGTTGTTAGACGGGATCGACTCGTCGCTAGAGCCCTGTTTCTTGTTAAGCGCAGCCTTGCGCCACCTGTCAGCAGCCCAGACCTCTGGCTCATAAGCTACGTAACGTCTGGACACCTCGTTCCATGTCAAACCTACCTGATGCTTGGCCAACTGTCTGGCCACGAACACCGGAGCATCGATCCTGAACGAGGCAAAAGCGTGTCCAAACGGTGTCCAATGTTTGTGTTTGGCAAGGTAGTCGATCAGCTTCTGGTCCTTCTCGCTCAGCTTATCGCTGCGCTTGTTGAACGATACGCGAGCAGCGTTGACCACAGAAAGATCGCTACCCATGTGGTCTACAAGTTCCACCGTACCTCTATAGACAACTTCCATTACCCTTGACCTCGTTTGCGCTTGCGCGAGTTAAACATATCAGACCGCTTGCCTAGGCTTTTAACGTGCGCCATGGGGTGCGGCTTGCTGCGCCGCTTGTTAGGCTTGCGCGGCGTAAACGTGTTACTGCTCGACAGTTTCTTTGCCATCTAGAACTCCTCTTTGGCAGGCTCCATGCGGCCTGTCAGTTTATTATAATACAAGCGCCCGGCCAGTCCAACCTCTCCGGTGTAGCGACACTTGAGAACGCGCAGCGTCGTAGTGTTGCTCTCCACCGGGTCGTCGCTCTGCGTGTTACGTTCCAGCGCCACAACAGTATCGCTGATCTGCGCGATGCCGTGCGAGCCTCTAAGGTGACCTAGGTTGATCTCCTCGCCCTCCTCGTGGCTACGGTCTGAGCCTAGGCGGCGCAGATGAGTGACCAAGTGGATAGCGCAGCCGGTCTCCTCGGTGAGCTGGCGCAGCAGCGTCATGGTACGGTCGATAGCCTTGCGCTCGTCCGCGATCTCCAAGCCAGAGACCAAGATGCTCAGATGGTCGATGAAAATAACGCGACAATCCAAGCCGACAACCATATAGCGAACACGGCTTAGCAGATCGTCCATGTTCATAGACCCGAAATGGTCGTACAGATAGACACGACCCGTACCCAAGGTTGCGTCAAAGAACTGCTTGATCTGCGCCCGGTCGTAGCGTGCAAAGACCTCGTTCAGGTGCAAGCGGTCGTTGGCCTCGACTGCCAAGATGCCACGTCGGGTACGGTCTACGCTCTCTTCCAGCGCAATGATGCCAATGGTGATGTCTGTTTGCTTCAGATAGAAGTGCTGAAGCTCGCGCAGGATAGACGACTTGCCAACACCCGTGCCAGCAGCCCACGTGACGATCTCACGAGAGCGTAAACCCAAGGTTTTCTCCTGCAAACCGGCAAAGGGAAACGGTATGCTGACCAGGTTTTGCTCCGACCACAAATTGTCAAAGGAGTCAGAGGCATTGACGATTCCGCTGGGCGTGTAGGCTCGGGCAGCTTTCATATGGGCCATGAACTCGTCAGCCATGCCCCTGCTGCTGTACTCGCAGGCGTCTTTATGTTCTAGGTGAACAATGAACGCCTTGCCCGGCGAGAGCAAGCGAGCGCACTTCTCCGCTGCTGTCTGACCGGGAAAATCGTTGTCAAAACAGATGAACACGCGGTCGAAATCTTCCAGCAACTCAAGGTTGTTTTTGAAGTCTCGCTCCGCACTGGCCGCTCCGCTCTTGATGCTGAAGACAGGGACCAGAGATCGGTGGCTGCCGTCGTTAACGCTCAGTGCGTTCTCTGGAATACGGTTGACCATCTGGAAGGCGGCCAAGGCGTCGGCCTCGCCCTCGGTGATCACCAAGGTGCGGCTGCGTTCCTTGGCAGCGGCGTTCAGCGTCTGATGTCCGAAGAGACCGCAGTCAGGGAACAAACCTTCGGTGATAAACCGCTTGTCGGCAAAGCGCGTCTTTGCGCCAGCCCGTGCCTGCTCCTGATAGTAGGGGAAGACAACGGTGCTGCCCTGTATCTGCACGTTGTAGAAGTCGGACACGGCTTTTGAGATGCGACGCTGGGTCCAGTCCATGGGGGGAGTGCTGGTCACTATCTGGCTCGTGTCCCTATGCTTGTTGATGCCTATGACGCGAGGCCTGTTGTTGTTCTCGTTGCGATACTTGGTGCAGCTAAAGCAGTAGGTGTGACCGTCGCTGTAGCTGCTCAGGGCGTCGCTCGATCCGCAATCTTCGCAGGGCTTGTGCGTCTCTATAGGTTTGCTGTCAGTCATTCTATCCCTTCTTCCTCTGGTATGTCACCAAAACAACCACACCCGCCCCATTCAAAAAGATCAATGTCTTTTATATTTCTGTGCCTGAAATCTTTAAGAGTTAGCGGTTTACTGGTCCCGCCACTTCTATCTCTCAACACGCTAACATCTTTCTGAAGGAACTCTCTTATCTCCTGCTCCTTAGCCTCGACCTCGGCATACTTCTCTGGCATCTTTTCCAAAAGTAGTTTGAAGTGTGCCTGACCTGCTTTGATACAGAAGCCCCCACAGTTGTTGTGAGGAAAGCCAAGGTCATACAGGCGAGGTTGTTTAATCCCTATATCTCGAAGATGCTTAATCATATCTTCTCTTGAGAGGTATGGAGGCTCAGTGAGCAGACCCTCTACTTTATATGGCTTCCAGTATCTGGTCGATCTTTCAAGCCTATGTTCCTCGTCCCAGTTCATTCCCAAGTGTAAAACAACTTTGTCTGGTTCTGGATAGTTTGTTTTTATCCAGCTCTGAGCCAAATCTCTCTTTAGGATTTTAGAACATGGGTCAACCCTAGAGTTACCGAGAAATTTAACATCCTTGAAAATTTGCCAGGGGTCTCTACCGTCAGAAAGAATAACTAACTCGCTGTCTAAGTATTCTGACGTTTCTTCCAGAAAGCGATACAGGTCTTCATCTTCATACTTTGTGTCGGTAAACAGCAAACGTACCTTACCATACTTCTCTTTGGCTCTGAGAGCCGTAAAGAATGAAGACATTCCGCCGCTGAAGAAAACTACATGGTCCATCACTTGCCCTCTTCCATCTCGGACCCAAGCGCGGCATAGCCGCAGATGTCTATCCATGTATCATCCTTTGACTGGCGACGCAAGCGGGCAATCTTAAGCAAGATCATCATGGCTGCCACGTCGCGAGCTTTCAGGTTGACCTGAAAATCTAGGTAGCGCATCCACAGGTGCGCGATACGCTCGTGCATCAGATAGGCGTCGCCATAGTCGTCCTTGCGATCTCCGTTGATCAGACGCTTGGCCGTGTCTAAGCAATTGTCACGCGAGATCATCGTCAGAGTCCGAGTCGGTAGAGGATGAACAAGATTGCCATAACGGCGAAACCGGCGATGAGCATTCTAGTATTTCCTTTTCACTGGTAAACTGAGCGGGGGCTAACGGGTCTACCTGACCCAGGGCGTCTCGCACATGATAGGCGCAGACAGCGCATATGTCTGAGCGAGGATCGCCATAGACCAGTCGTGCATCGCAGATGGCACAACGCATCTTAGCAGCCTTTGGGCTCTTCGGGGTTTTCTTCGACAGCGTCTGCGTCGGGAAACAGCACGCGCCACAAACGATCGTTGTCTGGCAGACCCTTGACGCACTGTTCGACAAACTCGCTCAGGAACTTGTTGTAATCCTGCGGTGCCGTATAGAACCGCAAGGTGGCCAATAGAGATTGGACAAGCGAGCAGTCTATGTAGCTACCAGTGTAGCTGTTCATCACGTGCCCTAGGTCTTGCTTCAGGCTCTCGGCGACGATCTCGACAGACCAATCGGGATCGAGGTTAAGTGTTACGCGCATGGTAATCTCCTCGCTGCACATTATTGTACAATAATGTACCGTTTAGGTTTAATCTCTATTGTGTACTCTAAGAGAGCAACAATGCTCTCTTAGAGTAACAATATAGAGAGGGTAACACAGGTGTCGCTTGGTTGCAAGTGGCAATTTTGCAACACCTGTGTTGCCCTGGAGACACGCCTAGTGTTCTGTCTCCATCTGCTTCTGTGTCTGCTCGAACTGTTCCGGCTGCTCTATCCACTCGCGATAGCCCTCGCCAGCTTCGATAAGATAGTGCAGGCTGTTGCGTTTGTCGTTCAGCAGGGCCAGTTCTATGAAAAACGCAACGGTTTGCTTGGACATGCCGCAGCGTCTGAGCGTCTCCCAAGCACTAGCGATATCGGGGTCCATGATTGTACCTCATTGTAGGGTTTGTAGAACTCTAGGTTACAGGCGCTGCAATAGTTCAGTTCGCTATACCAAGCATGCCTGATGAAGCTCACTTCTAGCTCAAAGCACCTCGGGCAGCAAGCGGTATTCCGCATAGGTCTTCCCCTTTGGATCGCTGTGGATCAATGTTTCAATGTTGTGTCCTTCTTGCTTTAGCTCATAGACACGAGCGGCCAAGCGGTAGATGCCGTAGACACCTAGAGCCCTAAGCGGCGTCAGTGAGCCGTAATGTTTCAAATGTGACAAAACCTGGTTTTTCTGGCTCTCTTGCATCATTCTTCATCCTTATGGTTCTGAAAGGCCCAAAAGAGAGACATGAGTTTCTGATAGTCAGACATCCACATGTCTCCATCGCATTCGTTCATGGTTCGCATAACATCGCAGAATATCTCGCCAGCTTCGGCAAGAAACTCTTTGTCACTCAGTTCTTTTCCATTCAAGCGGTACATCTA